ATGCCGACGGGGATGGTATGGACGAATCCACCAAGCGAAGCATGGCCCGCAATGGCAGGCCGCTATCGACGGGCTATCGAAACGGGCATCTTTCGTATCGCGCAGCGGTGGGCGCCGGAAATTGAACAGTGGATGCGGGATAACGCGCCGTGGACCGACCGCACCAGCAACGCCCGGCAGTCACTTTACACGGATGTAAACTTTGCGGTGGGTGAGATGGTGGAACTCATCATGGCGCACGGCGTCGAATATGGCATCTACCTGGAGCTATCTAACGCGGGGACGTATGCCATCATCAACCCGGCGCTTGACCATTTTGCGCCGCTCATTTGGCAGGACGTAGTAAGGTTGCTCAGTTGACATCCCTATCGGCGGCGAAGGCCATCCTAGAGGCAGATACAACACTGCTCACTACGGCGACGGGCGGTGTGTGGGACTATGACGAGGCGGGCCGCAAGGGGCTATCGCGCACAGTCACGCCCGGCGCATTTGACAGCAACGGCATTATCAAACCGTGTCTGTTGCTCAAGTTACGCGATGCCGTGCCGGATGGGGCCATTGCCGACGATGCGACGCAGACGGTCAGCCTGCGCGAGGTGCTAGAGGTATGGTTCTACCAGGATACGGGCTACGACAAGATCGCCACCATGCGCGAACGAGTCTATAGCAAGTTGCAGGCAGTACAACTCACCGACACCTATGGCTGTTGGTGGGCCGGGGATGTACGCGGGGCACGGGATACAGACCTCGACGCCGCGACGGAACGTTCGGATTACACAGTGCGGCGACGCCGCTAAGGAGTTAGATCATGGCATTTGACGCATACGGTGCGCCGACCTTTGGCTTGCGCGATGTAAAAATTGCGACCTGGAACTCGACCGGCAGTTATGGCACGGAGGTGGATGTGCCGTCCGTCCAGATGTACAGCGCGACGTTGCAGCAAACATCGGCTCCGTTGGAGGGCGACGACAGTATTACCGCGACCGCGGCGCGGGCGATTAGCTCATCGGTCCAAATCCGCTTCGGCTCGATTAGTCTGTTGGCGCTAGAGGTGATGCTCGGCAACACCGCGACGAGCAGCCTCAGTACGCCCAATGCGGTCAAGGGGCTCAAGGTCGCGGGCGGCGATAACATGCCCTACTTCGGCATTGTCGGGCAAGCGTACGCCGAAGAAGGCCAGGGCGACATTCACGTTTTTGTACCCAAGTGCAAGATCACGGGCGACGTTACGTTGGCGAACCTGCAATATGGACAATTTGCCATTCCCGAAATGACCGTGATGGCCGTAGACGATGCGACCTATGGCGTTATCTATCTGGTCGAGCACGAGACCGCGGTCGCCGTCGTCATTCCGCCCGCCAACATTGCATAGGAGACGCTATGGCTACTAAACGCAGCACGAACGGCACTGCGCCGGAGCCGGAACTTGGCGTAACGCCTGCGGCAGAATGGCGGGTAGCACGGCAGGGGGTAGTCAAGGAGTTGCCATCGGGTAGAGGGGTACGACTGCGTCCGGTCGACGTATCGCTACTATTGCTGGAAGGCGACATCCCCGACCTGTTGACGCCGGTCGTATTGACCATGTTCTATGGCGTGGGGGATGTTAAAGACAATCCAGTCGCAAGCGTGCTGGGTACGACGCGCGACGAATGGCCGGTTATCAACCTGATTTGTCGGGTGGCATTTGTTGAGCCACGCATTGTTGACGAACCGCAGGCCGATGACGAGATCGCCATCGAGGACATTGACTTTCTGGACCGGCGCGCTACCTATGTGATGGTCACGCAGGGCTTAGACGCCCTGCGTCGCTTTCGTTTCCAACCGGTGGCAGACCTGGAGATTAGCGCAGACGGCGAAGCGGACGGGGACACGCCCATCGGCGATGTTTCCACCGCGGACGTTGACGCCGTGGGGGTGCTATCAGTTTGACCAGGCGGTGATAACGTTTGGCATCATCGTCGAGAACGCACTGGAGGAAACGCACCAGGTGGGCGGTAAGGGCCATGAAAAAGTAGTCCCTAAGTGGGGCTTAGATGAAATCCTAGACGATGATTTCAAACTGCCACTCTCACCCACCAAAGCGGAACGCGACCGCGCCGGGCTGAACGTCCTCCGCGGTCTTGCTATGCGGAGCGGCAGTAACGTCAAACTGGTACGCGTGCAGACAACGAACGGAACGAAACCGTGAACGCAAGTACACCGGGCAATTTAGGCGTCGCACAAGGTTCTATTCAGATTGACGTTCACGATTTGCAGCGTATTCTCGCGCTTACGCGCGAAGTTGGGGTAACGGTCGAGCGCAATCTTGGGCAGATAGGTGCGGCTACACAACGGGCAGGGAATGAATTTGGTAAACTACGCCAAGTTTTATCACAGGTAAGTAGCGCCTTTGGGTTAACGTTGGGGGCTGCCGGGGTAGTTCAATTAGGTAGGCTTGCAGTCCAATCGGTTGAGGTAGCAACCGCTTACAAGCGTCAATCGGTAGCCGCGGTCAATCTTGCAGGCTCACAATCTAAGCTGAATGAATTGCTAGTCGCTTACGAACGGGCAACGGGCGGCGCAATTGATCGCGCGACCGCGTTGGCAGATGTGACGCGTCTACAGGCAGTTGGTTTTGCTGACAGCGCGGCCGAACTTGAACAATTTGTTACGGCTGCGCGTGGGATTTCAGTGGCGACTGGACAACAGCAGGATTATGTAATTTCTCAGTTGCAACTTGCCATCGCCAATCAGTCTACTATGCGGTTGGATCAATTGGGGCTTGGCGTGTCCGAAGTCAAAAAGCGCGTTGATGAATTGCGTGCCAGTGATCGCAATCTAACTGCAGAGATGGCATATCAAATCGCTGTATTGGGGCTGGCAGAAACAAAGTTCGGGGCATTAGCAAAATCCAACGAGGCGCAAGCAACCGGAACGGAGCAGGCGGCAAAAGGATGGAAGAATCTCACTTTAGTCATTGGCCAATTGATGGATTTTCCGGTTAACGTAGCCGGGGCTGCATTGGCGGATTATATCAACAATCAAATTACGCAAGCGGTTGCATGGGCTAATGCAATTCATTCTGTTGGTGAAGCATTAAGATTGATCCCGAAGGATAACACCTTTTTGATAGGTGTTGGTACGTATCAGCGCAATCAGGCGCTAAATGCACCGGCGCAACGATCTAGATTTACCGATGAGCAAACTGCGGCAATTGAACAGTGGGCCAGTGCAGTCAAGGACATCGAACGCGACGCTGCTACCCAACGCCTGGACGCCACCCGTCAATATGAGCAACAGCGCACCGACTTAATTGCCGACTACGAGTTGGGGCTGGTACGTGACGCCGAGGACTACGCTCGGCAACAGGCGCGGGCGCAAGCCACGTTGGAAGAAAACATTGTCGATGTTATGCGTGACGCCGCTAAACGCCGTATCGAGATGCAACAGAATTTCGATACGGCGGTCGCCGACGCACAACAGGCATCCGCCGAACGACTGACCTACTTGCGCGAGCGTTACGACAAGGACCGCGAACGCGCCGAACGCAGTCACCGTGAAAACTTGCTGGACGCCGCGGGGCGCTTGGACGCCGTGGCGGTGGTGCAGGAACAGCGGCGTTATGCTGAGGAATCCCGCAATCGTGATGAGAATTACAAAGACAACGTTAGCAAGGAAAAGGAAAGCCTAGACGAACGCGTTACCGCAGCACGCAAAGCGTATGACAAACAGTTAGCCGATGCACGCGAGGCGGATGCCGAGCGCATCGCCGACCTAGAACATAATTACGAGGAACAACAGCGTCTAGTCGAAGAAGATCGGCAGATTGCATTGACGCGCCAAGCCGAGGACCATGCGAACCAGTTGACACAGATGGACCGCGCGCAAGCCGACCGGTTGGCGCAGATTGACCGGCAGGCGGGCGAGGAACGCACCAAACTCGACGAGGCATTTACTCAACAGATGGCCGACCTGGGCAAGTTTAACGACGCCTGGAAGGAAACCCAAGACGCCGGACAACGCCGTGCATTGGCCTCCTTTGATGAGTGGTGGAAGGAAATCAACAAGCGCTTTGAACCGGCGGGGCCGCCGACCGCACCGGCAAGACCTACCTTTGCTTATCCGCCCACTATCGGCAGCGGGACTACACCCACGCCAGGCATCACGCAACCATTTATGCCGCATTTAACCCCCGGCTTTGCCGATGGTGGGCCGGTCCGCAATACGGGCATGGCGCTAGTGCATGGCGGCGAGTACGTCTTAAACGCAGCCACCGCGTCGATGCTTAATAGTACGCTTGGCGGCTTGTCGCAAATGGGGCTAGTGGCGGCGACACGCGGGGCGCGCAATATTCGCGTCGATAGCGTCAACATTTCCGTCGCCGGTAGCACCAACATGGGCGCGGGCGAGATGTACACCGTGGCCCGGCAAGCCGTGGTCGATGCGCTAGGGGAGATTACTTCACAATGACGCTGAGGCGTCTGTACCAATGACGCTGAGGCGTCTGTACCAATGACCGACTACGCTATAAAAGCAGATTACGACCAAGCCTTGATTGACCTGGTGGCACTCACACCGCAACCGGCCAGCAACGGCGTCCAATATACGGTGCGCGATGACGCCGTAGATGGCAGCGTGAGCGAGCAGGGGCCATTCATCGAACTGCGTTGGTCAGTGATGGAGAGTATCACCGAGTACACGACATTGCTGACACAGTTTGGGCTAAACGCCGCGACGACGGTCGCCATTACCCTATATTGCCCTAGCAACCTATATGTCTTTACCCGCTACAATGGCATTGCCGTGCGTCCTGAAGCAGGCAAGGACGTAAGCCGCCGCGAATACCTTTTGCGGGATGTAGTTATCATTGTGCGCGACCTGGAGCTATCAACGTGACCCTGCATTTCTTCGCTCTGGCTCCATCTGTAGTATTTAAGGCTAGAGTGAACGCTAGTTCATTTACCTATCCCATCAGCCAAGTCACCTTCGACGGCGTAACCGTGGGCACCTATGCCGACATCGAACACGGCCTCACCGTCCTATTCGGGACCACTGACGGCGGAGATGATTTGGGCAGGCAGCGCACCGGGCCGCTAGACGCCACGAGCGACACGCTCTATTTTGGCCGATGCTCGGAGGGGACAAACGACGGCGAGGTGTCGCTGCAAGACAACGCCTACATCACTGTCGTTAACCTATTCGGAGTGTGGAGTAAAACGCCCTACATCGATCCGGCTGGGGTACTTTACAAAGACGGCTCGCTGACTGTCGGAACGTTTACGACTGAACCGCCGCCCGTTGCCAACGCAGGAATCCCCGCCGCGGGGACCATTGATAGCGGAACCGGCGTACTGCGTGTGCGGCTGCCCAGCGGCTCGCAGACCAGTTTCGCCACGGCTGCCGGGGCGACCATCGCAACGTATGCGTGGGAGTTGCCGACCGGCGTCGCGTTGGTCGGCGGCTACAACCTCACCGATGAATTTATCGAGGTGGACTGCGATCCCGGCTTCTACTGGATCGCGCTGTCGGTGGTGGACAGCAATGGGCAATCGCATCAGGCGCGTACATTTATCGTTGCCGACGACCCGGACGACAGTCTCTATATTCCCGGCGTCACCGTCACCTCGCATCGGCGCACGATGGAGGGGCAAACGCTCACCGTGCGGTTGACTGAGCCGCTCGACCCCGCCACGTATCCAGATGGCACGTTGGTCATGCTGGTAGACGGCGAACCGGCCACCAGCGCCGACAGAACAAACGTGCGCTTCTGGGGCTGGCATCAGAGTGATCCGGCACAGATTCGCGCCCAGCGCACGGGCTCGGTCAAATACACCGACATGACGTGCGTTGATGTACAAGGTCGGTTGGCGAGTCTGCCAGGCTTCCCGCAGGTGCTCGAAAACGACGCCGTGCGCGATACCGACGCCTATGCATCCATCACCTGGGCGCACATGGTCGGGCTGACGCTAGACCTCTATCTGCATTACCTGCTGTATTGGCATAGTACGGCGTTGGAGTTGACCGACTATTTCCCGACGCTCTCCACTACCATCTATAGCATCGGCGGCTCCATCACCAGTGACGGCGGGTCGCTGTGGGAACAGGTCAAGAAGCGCGTCAAGGCGTTCGTGCCAAGCAAGAGCATCGGCTGCGACTTGTATGGTCGCCTGTTGGTGCGCGCCGACCCGATGGAGGAAGAGCCGGGCGTTCGTACCAGCAACGTCAATGCGGCGCTGACAATGGCGGATGTGAGCGACATCCGATTTACCCACACGCGCAGCCCCGGCACGCACTGGCTGCGCGGCAACGCGTTGCAGGCCATCTCGCCATTGCCGACGGACAGTAACGGCGACACCTATCAGCCGACCTTTTTTGCCATTGCGCCGGGCGACGTGCCCGGTCAGGGAGAGATCGAAGAAACGTTCGGCGAGCATCTGTCGCCCTCGCAGACGCTGCTCAATACGGCCACCGGCCACCACTACGCGCGCATCAACGCCCGCGAGTCGCTCTTTGACATTACGCTGGTCGGCGGCGACTGGCAGCATCTCGACCCGGCGCCGATGGAATGGGTGACGATCACGCTGGACGCCGCCTATGCTGCACAGCGCGGGTTGTCGTTTACCGCCGCCCGTGGGCTGCTGCACGAGGTGGAGTTCGGCTACCCGGTGAGTGCGACCGGCACGACGCGCACCTGTCGCATCCGCTGGGAGCGCGAGACGGTGGGCCGCCCGGCGTTGACGGTCACGCAGCCTGACGTTGACCCCGTTGATGACGGAAACGACGATTGGTATACGCCGCCGGTGGTTCCGGTTGCCCCGCCTGCCGACATGCCCGCAGGCGTGGAAGACGTGGCGCTGTTGGCCGATGACGGCGGACTATTCGTGACCGCCGACTTTCAGACCGCAAGCGCGTCCGGCGGGCCGACCTGGGTCAAGACAGACCTGGGGACGGGCGCGCTGTATACATGGGTGGTGGACCCGTTCAGTCCTGGCTACATCGCCGGCACAGGTGCGGTCAACGGCTGGGCCGTGGGACAGGATGACATTTGGCGCATCACAGACATTTTCGGCACGCCGTCAGCGACTAGCGTCCACACGTTTGCCGATAGCGCGGTCGCGGCATCGTATCACTGGCGCACGATTCAGGCATCGTTTGGGCGCTACTTTGCTGAGGGGTCGAATCCGTGGCTGCTCTGCATCAGCTACTACGGGGACACCGCCGGGCACACCGGCACGTGGGCCACTTATAGCCTCGACGGCGGCACGACTTGGGCGACCGAAGTACAGGTCAGCGAGTTTTACGATATCGGTCTGAGTGCAGCCAATCCTATCGGTATCTATGCCAGTCCCAAAACGCCGGGACTGGGCTATACGGCGGCGTTTTGGGATTCCGCCTCACCCGCCCCGGCGGACGGTTATGTCACTACGGATTGGGGAGCCACCTGGAGCCGAGTGGGTGGAACACCGATTGATGATCCGGCGTTCCCCTTGCCGCTATGGGCCAGGATAGATGATAGCGGCAGCGGCGCAGCAGATATATCTTACAATGGTCGATATGCGCATACTGCATCAATTAGCGCCACCAATACGGGCGCAACCCCTCTGCATGACGAGTGGTACATCCTCGTCTGCCCGCCCAATGATTGCGTTAGAATCAGACTGGAATGTCATGTCGATGTGTTCTATCATCGAGACTCGCTCCTTTCCGGTGCAGACGCCAGTTTTGGGCTAAACCAAAGTCTAAGTTCACCACCGGTGGTGAAGGACACTGATTTAGCCTACAGTTCCCCTGGCTATGATACCGGTTTTTCGCAAAACTTTTATGTTGAGTGGAGTATTAGTGGCACAGATTGGCCCGGCAGCCGCAGCGATTATGAGGCGAACCCGCCACTTACTTTTGATGATGTCAATACCGGAAAATTCTGCCGTATCCATCTGGACCCATCGGCAAATTCTATTAGCGTGTCATCTACCGGCTATTCAACCATCAACTGGAATGGTACGATTATCGAGATCGAATTGGCAGACGGCACGATTTACATGCCTCCCGTCTCCGGTCCGGGCCTGATCCAGCCGATTCACGGGCAAGCCGGAGCGATCCATTTACCCTGGCCTAGCAATGACGACGAACTGGTCGCCTTCTACGGGGCGCTGGACCGCCTGACTAACCGCGAGTTTGACCTAATGCAGTCGCTCACCGGCACACCGTCCGCAGTCAGCCCCAACGACGGCACACGCGACTATGGCGTCAATCGCCCCGGCTTCGCGGTTAGGACCTATGATAATGATCGCACCTATGCCGCCTTTGCCGGCATAGGCAACGACACATCGGCAGACCCAGCAGATGACCAATATGCGCTCTTCATCTCGGATGATGGTGGTGCGACCTGGACCACCATCGACGGGCCGGACGCCGCGGCGACGCCGCACGCGACGGAGATCGCGTTTTCGAGTGACGACGCCGACGTGCTGATCGCGTGGGGCACAGACGGCACGATCCTCTATTCGTCCGATTTCGGCAGTACGCTTGACTCGCGCGCGGGCAATATCGCCACGGCGAACGGCGGCAGCGCACCGGACCTGCTGATCGGGATTTGCGGAGGGGCAACAGGA